TCAGTACCCATTACCATGATGCCATCATACCACACATCAATGGTCTTCTCTATCTTCTCGAATCTTCCCTCATCCAATACCTCCTGTGGTGGATTGAATGTGTCATCCTTTTCAATTATCCTAGTTCCTCCTGTATTAAGAATCTTCTTCTTGTATACAATCTTTTTTGTTGTCTTGTAGTTGAAGTATAGAAGCGTTACAGTATCTCTACTAAACAACTCCCCATCATAGAACTGCCCCAAGTTGTGATAGTCATACCAATCTTGCCCTGCCTGTCTTATATCCTCCATCTCCTCCTTGCTGATGTTGGGATTGATTTTGTATATCTCAGACAACTGAACATTCTTGACCTCCCCCCAATAGAAACAATCCTTGAAGTGTGGGTCTTCGGTGTAGCTATACACGACATTTGCAGGGTCAACATAATTTATTACTGCACCTGCACCATGCTGAAACTCATGCTTCGCAATTCCAATACCTAACACAGCCAAGTCGTAGTCAACCCTCTTGCGTAAATCCAAGTGATGATTCTCTTCGAGTATTGTATTGATAGCCTCCTCCTCTGCAATCTCAATCGCAGGTTTATAGTTTAGCTGCATATACAACGCAAGTTCCTCATCAGTATTAGGCAACTCCTCTGCATTGGTTGTAAAAGGATTAAGACCTGTATTCTCCTGTATTGTATTCAGAACATCCTTTGCCAACATCTGACCTTGAATCATGTCTTGATATTGACTCCTCTTCTCCTGCGACAAGGCATCCTGTGAATATGCCTTCACATTGAATAGCCTGTCAGACATACCATTAACTACTATGTCAACAAACTTTGGTATAATAGGTACAGGTGTCCAATCAAGATTAAGGTAAGACAAATCTCCATCCACAGCAACTTCATCCTTATACTTCTTTATAGACTGCTCCCCTCTTGCATACAGCCTCAGTCTGTGGTACTCTGTCCAATTACTATAAAACCTACAGTTTCCATAATCTCTTTTGAACCATTCATACTGAATCGCTTGACCAACCTTCAATCCAAACTCCTGAGAATCCTTCTCTGCATTGGATGCTAATTGGTCAGGGAATCCTTGATTATATATGTTTACGCTACTTCTCATCTGATTATTTCACTTGTGTTTCCTTTATTATTGTACCTTGCAAAGTTAATGCTTATTTTTGACTTTGTTTTTTGTGCTATATATCTGTGCTTTTGACAAGCCATTATAGCAAGTCCTGAACTAATAGAGGCATCAAACCTTGTCCTGTTAGATATATCGAATGTCGCCCAATCTTGTAGCGTTCTATTGAATGGCATATATCCAATCTCATCGGAAGGTCTAAACTCTCCATCCACATCATACCCTATGTACTTCTCTATGTATGATTCAATGGCAGCAGCGTGTGCCTGTTTAACATCCTCAGATGAGTTAGGTATTCCACCCAACTCCTTTTCAGTCTTTGACAGCCTATGCTTTGGCTTGTCGGGTCTGTTCATGCAGAAGTTTCTATACCCCCTATTCTTGAAGTGGTATAGTAATCTTGGCTTATTGTTCTCTATAAGTATAGGCATCCCATAGAATATACAAGCCATCAATACCTCCTCAAAGAATATCTCTGCTGTCTGTGGTCTTGCCACATACTCCAAGAAGAACTCATTACTTGGTGCATCATCCATGTTATACTTAGTCAATCCATGCAACGCACCGTTAGAGCCTCTGCCTCCAACCGTTCCACTAATGTCATAGCTATCACATCCAAATGCCCCTATGTGTTCATTGGCAGGGAAGAACTCTCCCCTATGATTCTTACGCATATTGTTTTGCAAGTGCTTTGGTGGTAGCCAAGACACCAAGAATCTACCCCTTGTGTCAGGCTTCCAAACAACCTCGCTATCTTTTATCCCATCCCTCCAATGGAAAGAGCCTCTTGTCAAATGATGCTCCTTAATCATTGAATCGTTTTGGTCAATCTGCTGATATATCTTTGTGAGATTAAATATAGAACCCTTGCTCTCATCTCTAAATGCGTGTGACTCAGTTCTTGGGAACTGCCTGTAGTATTCATTCAAGGCATCAGCATCCTGCTTCAATGACTCAACCTCTGCCTCCCAATAGTCTATCGCACCTATGTCAATCATCTCGCCATCAATACCACGAACAGGCTTAGAAGGAGTACGAAGAACAGGCATACCGTATCTGTCAATAAAGCCTTCCATATTCCACTCCATAGGAATAAACAAACTATACAAGCCACTTTTCGTCTGCCCATTTTTGTTTCTAGTTTCAGTCTTGGAATCATAGTATAAGTCTTTAAAGTTACCACCACCCTTAGACTTTGCATTGGCAGTAGAACCCATCATACATTTCCCTATAATCTTTCTACCCAATCTAAGACAGGTCTTTGTAACCCTCCAATTATTTAATATGTTGTTTGGCTTTATCCACTTACCACTCTCATCGTGTATAAGAAGAAGTAGCTTCTCTCCATCATAGCTGTTATCATCTGTATTCTTCCAATCAATAGTTGTATCCAAGCCATCCATCTCCTCGTCAATGTTGTACATATTCTTCTTGGTAATCTTTGACGCAGGAACTCGGTATGCCAACTCAGTCTTTGGTTTGTCCATACCATCCATGATAGGCTTGAAGAAGAATGGCAGCTTAGAGTTTATGGGTACAACCTTGTCCGTAAACATCTTCTTCGCATCGGGTCCTGTCTTGGATAGAATACCAATCCTTGAATCCCTTGCAAGTGTGGCTGTGTTTACACACTCAGATGATGACATGAACGAGAATCCACTTCGTCTAATCTTTAGGTATATCATACCAAATGCCCTAGAGTCTGCTTTTGCTGCCTCCCAAAATATATACAGAATCCTGTTGGCTTCCCTAAAGTCGGGATACCCGATGTCTATAGAAGTCCATTGACAATACATATAGTGAGAGCCTGTCATGTATGTAGGCTTCCCATTGTTCTTGAACCAATAGCCTTCCTCCCTGTAATCAAACTCCTGCTCTATGTAGTCAACCCACCTAGCCTTGAAGTCTGATGGCATATCATTCCATTGGAATATAGACTTTATCTTACTCAACTCCTTTGGTAGTTCCACCCTCTCCCAATGCTGCTCCTTCTTATCAGAGTGTCTTTGAATACACTCCTTCGGTGCTTTGGGAAGTCCTATGAACAAACCCTCAATCTTGTACACCTCCCCTATCTGACCTGTCTTTGATATTACTATAAGGTCATAGTCTTTATTGTACCCATACTCCCATGACTTAAACCTGTTCTTCTTTGTAAGAACAGCCTTTGGTATGTAATCCTCTACAACCTCATACAATAAATAATCACTTAGACCTTCTTTCTGCAAAACCTGTACTTGTTTGTTTAGTGTTGGATGACGAAGTTTCTCCTGTCAGCCTTTCCCTTTCTTCTTCTATCCTACTTAATATTTCAAACGCATCAAATATTGCCAACTTCTTTGAGGCTGCTGCGTTCTTTAATCTATCTGCCGATACATCATCATCCCCACCTGTTATGATTTCTTCATTGGCTACCTTGATAAGCTGCTCAACTGCCCTCTTACCTGCCAATATTATTTTTGATTTAAGTTCATTCACTTCCTTCATACGACAACTGCTATTTGATGGTCAAACATTCTATACATCTTCTTGCCATCGACCTGAAACTCGTATTCACTCTCAGGCTTGAAGACTATCGTATCTCCCCTTTTAACGCCCTGTGCTGCAAGATATTTGTTTGGGTACTCCATAGTACCCATCAATGGCTCTTCTGTCAATGGCTTGAAGATATAGCTGTCCTGTGCAGGTATAGGAGATACAAAGCAATACCTGTCGTGAGGCTTCCACTCCCCATCCTGCTTGTACATATAAAATTGGTCGTTGTCAATAAAGAACAAATCATCCTTAAAGAAACTCTTACCACTCTGCCTCCTGCCCTGCATATCATTGTAGAACTTAAATGCGTTGTGGTGTACCAATAGTATATCCCCAATCCTTACATCGCCATCATAGTTCATTGGTATCTGCAATACCTCTGCCTCCCTGTTGGCAAATCTAAAGTCTTCCTCCGATGTGCTTACAATAAAGTCCATGCCTCCGATGTGCTTGGTGTTGTTATACCTATTACCACCAACAGGCTTTACTATAAACTCAAATAATGATTTAGCTTCCACAGGCTTCACAATCTTCGGGATTATCTAAATTACATTTAATTACTCCATCCTTTACCTTCTTGTCCATCATGGCAAGTCTTTCCTCAAAGGTCATCTCTATCTCCTTCATCTCTCCATCAGTAACATTGTACTGCTTTCCGTTTTCATCAACGAATAAATTGTGTTCTCCTTCTACTCTCTTAAATGTTGGCATACTAAAAGTTTATGTTGTATTCAATAGATATTGGCATAGCCTGAGTAAATGACTTCCAAGCATATATCTCCCCATCCCTTATGATGTATATAACTATGCAGTCATCTCCAAAAATAATTTGATGTATCCTGTACTTGTTGTCTAACACCTTTTGTCCAACTATGTAGTGCATAGCACCACCCTTATAGTCAGGACCTACAGATATTTTTCTTATTATTCCGTTCATATAATTAAATTAAAAAGGGAAAGATTGTATAACCTCTCCCCTATGATTAACAATCATCGTGCCTATTAAGATTTATTATTTCTTGTCTTGTTTACTTTCTCTATAGACCTACCACCAAAGTATGCACTTATCACAGTAAGCAATACAATCTGCAAAAGAGAAATCCATTCCTGCTTAACATCGAATGATATAACTCCTCCCTCTATAAAAATAAGAACCATTGTATTAAAAATCAAGAACACAAGAACCAAAGGTCTTACATTCTTGGATAGCCATGAATCAGATTCCATGTCATACCTCCATCGGTCAGATACATTCTTCTGCATATCTGCCTCTGCTCGAATAAATATCTGTGTCATCTCCTTCTCAAACGCATCCCTATCCTCCTTAGTTCTTATGAACCTATCAAGAGCCTCAGACACATCGCCCACCACACTTGAACCAACACCAAATATTTTTTCTAATATCTTTTTCATATGCAGCTATATTCCTCAGTAGCATCGAACGATGGACAAGACTTAGGAGCAAAATCTCTGTGCCCATGAATCTTTGCATCGGGATAAATCTTTCTCAATGTCTTTAGAAGTAGAAGCAGGGAATCCTTCTGCTCGTCAGTCCTTGTATCTTTGGCATCCATGTGCCTATCGCATCCACCAATGTAGCAGATACCTAACGAGTTTTTGTTGTGTCCTTTTGTGTGTGCCCCCTGCATATCGAGTGGTCTTCCTAACTCAATAGTTCCATCCAACTTTACAACAAAGTGATAGCCTATCATCTTCCATCCCCTTCCTTTGTGCCAATCATCAATCTTGGCAGCATCAATATCCCTGCCTTCGGGTGTGGCAGAACAATGAACTATAATCTTATCTATCGTCATTTGATTTCGTATATTCTTTCTTCTAACTTATGTAAGACCTCCTTAATTTCTTTTATGTCCTCTCTGATAATCGCAAGGTTCTCCTGCGTGGTTGCAACTTGATAGTCGAACTGCTGCAATGTAACCTCAGATGGTGGCAACTTTTTAGCCTCTGCAATCTCTGCCCTGAGTGTGAAGTATATCGTCAGTATCGAGGCTATAAAGAAACTTACAGCACCAAAATCTTTTATAGTTATGTTGACCCTTGTGTTCTTATCAATGACAGACATCTGTATTTACTCTTTGTTCGGTTCTTTAGGAGGAGTTACTGTACCATCCTTCAAGTTGATGGTGGCGTTATCTCCATATTTCTGAATTAACTTTTGCTCAATAGATGCAAACTGTTGCTTTAAATTATCAAGCCTATCAATCAAAATCTTTTCATTGTAGACAACATCAGCGAGTTTTACTTTTGTTTCAACAAACTCCTGATTCAATGATTGAATTTCCTGTAACTCTTCCTGTGAGAGTTTTAATGTTTCCGTACTCATAATGCAATTTAATTTAATTTCTTATCTACAAAGATACACAAAATTATTATACCCCGATAACCTTATCTATGTTACTGCTGCTCACAGTAAGAACCTTATCTATGTTTGCTGATGTCACCCCATTTACTGTATTGGCATAGCCTGTCGGAGTTGGTGTATATGTTATGTCTAACACTATCGGATTTGTGGTGTCGAATATCTCTATCCCCGAAGAGTAGTTAGTTCCCGTTGCAGGACTTGAATTTTGATAGTCATA